AAAAAAAAAAAAAAAAAAAAAAAAAAAAAATGCATACGTGCTACAACGTAAGGTGTAAACACCAAAGTATGCGCAGGCAGTTTGATCGCACAATGCTCTAAGAAAAATATGATGTCTGTGCTAATGGTATAGTGTAAACACCAGAGATATGGAAAGGACATTTATGAAGGCAATTGGGTACGCTCGCACTTCAACTCAAAAACAAGATTTAGGTCTTGACGTACAAGAAAAAAGACTCAAGCAAGAAGCTGAGTTTCGAGGCATTGAAATTGAGATGATACTTGAAAAGGTATCAGCGTCAGTTGCTCCTCTCAATCGCCCAGGCTTATCAGGAGCTCTTGAAAAGTTAGCAAATGGAGAAGCTGATACGCTAATTGTTGCCAAACTTGACAGAGTGGCTAGGTCAACTATTGACATCGCTCGCCTTCTTGAGTTAGCAAAACTTCAAGGCTGGAACTTTATTGCTCTTGACTTAGGAGTTGACACTTCTTCTCCAGAAGGTTCTCTTGTTGTTGGCATTATGGCTGCAATTGCGCAGTGGGAACGTGCTCGTATCCAAGAGCGCACACGTGAAGCTCTTACTGCTGCTAAAGCTAAAGGGACTCAACTTGGAAGACCACGTATACACAATGGTGTAATACAACAACGAGCGATTGAACTTCGTGGCAATGGCTATTCTTTGTCTCAGATTTCACATGCCCTGTATAAAGAAGGGTTTACCACCAATTCATATACACCTTTATCTTCTTCGGCCATTAAGAGGCTCCTGGAGGCCGATTTGGTGCTAGATGCCTAATACTTACAAGGGCTGCAAAGATTTTTGCTTAAATCCTTTACTTAATGATAACAATGATGTTATAGTTTTTATGTGCCCAACTAAAGGCAGTTGCGCACAGTCCAAAAGGAGGACACGATGGAAGAAGTAAAGACAAATCGAGTTGTGAGAATCAAAGGCAAAGAACTTGCAACTTTGATTCGCAAAGACCTCAAGGCATCGTTCCCAGGCAAGAAGTTTAGTGTTACTACTGAGCGTACTTCTGGAACTGTAACTGTGAGAAATGCAATCTCTTGCGACACTACTATTTATGAAGAAGACGTTCGCGAAGCTTTGCACGAGTACCTTGCTGAATGGCAAAGGCCAAACTGCGGCGCAGAAGAAATGTGGAATGGCAATGGCGGCTGGGAGAAAGTTCAATACGCTCGTATTGAAGAAGACGACTCAATCACTCCTTACTACTACTCTTCAGTGCATGTCAGCATTTACAACAATCGTCAATTTGAAATTGACATGCTAAACGCAAAGGTAGGCTACTAATGAAGCGCAATTACTTAAGCACACCAACAACAAATATCAAGGGTAAAAGTTGCGCATGGTGCAATAAAATCTTTCCAATTGGAGATGCTCGTTCAATGCGTCGAGAAATCGAACGCCACAATAAGAAATGCGATGGTCAATCATGACGTTTAACGCAGATGCTTTTTTCTCTTATCTTGCCGGAGTAGCAACAGCGCTTTGGATTGTATGGGCTTGGGCTCAAGGGATGTTTGACGAATGAGAATGTACTTATCTAAAGACGGCAATCATGGTAAGTCTGATGACTTATTGTTTTTCAACATATTTGACATTACTAATGAATTATATGAGATGATGCTGAATGAGCCAGAGAAAGCTTGGATTGAGATTCGTCAGCACTTAAAGGAGACAAAAGCCAATGGCTAACATTACAGATAAAGAACTTATAGACTGCTGCGACAGAAAGGGCTCAGGCACTCAATTCCTGGCTATCTATAAGAATAGCAACCACGTCTTCATCGCTGACACTCGTGCCGACGCTAAGCGCATCGCTATTGAGTACGGAATGAGGATTAGTAAAGACAAATTTGTAGCAATTATAGAAATGATGGAGGATGACAATGAATAGTTACACAATGACATTCACTGAACGACAGTGGACTCAAATAAAGTTAGCTTTGCTAAGCGAAAGTGTCTCTGCAGTAAAGAAAGGCACTATGGCTTACGCTGACTTTAATCTTGAGATTTGCAAGTCAATTGAAGATAAGCTAATCAAACAGGAGCTAGGCGCATGACAGCTAAAGAAGAACTAATTGAATTGCTAGAAAAGCGTAGCGAGTTGACTGCTCGCTTATTTGAGAATGGTACAGACAACAAGTTGATTACTGTTCTCTTTAAAGAAATCGCGGTATTAACTGAGCAAGCGCGAGATGTAGTATCTGCTCACTTAGATTCACTAACAAAGGAGAAATGAATCATGGAAACACAAGAGCTTCTAATGAAGCAAGAAAATCCACCACGCTCAAAATCACGAGCAAAAGGCAAACGGAAAGTCCACACAAAGACTCAAGTTCGTCGTCAACAACTACAAGACAACCCAGGTGTCTGGTTTATTTATTCAGAGAGTGCAAAGCATCAGTCAACTGCTGGCTCAGCGCTTGAAACTCTTGAAGGTATCTCAAACACCGGTGTTCGACTTGGGCAGTTGAAAAAGCGTAACTATGAAGTTGCCACTCGTAAGAACGAGGATGGCACCTTTAAGATTTACGTTCGTTACTCTAAAAAGGCTACAAAGTCTAATGGTTAACGCAGACATCTAGGGTAGGTTGCCATCATTCTATGGTGGCAACCACCCTAGAGTTTGGCCTAAAAATTAAGCAAAATAAGTTGTACATAGCTATAACATTTGTGTTATAGTCTTTATGTGGCCAAAAGCCACCTAAACAGAAAGAGGACAAAATGGAAATGAAGACAATTTCAAAAGCAGAATCTTTAGTTATTACTTCAAAGATTACTGACGCAATTAATGCGATTCTTGAAGAGCACAATCTCACACAGACTCGCACAAGTAGTCGTTATGGCGACGGCTACAAAATTACAATTGAAGCTGACATTCTTATGCTTGACGAGAATGGCATTAACACGCAGTCAAAAGAAGCAAAAGCATACGCTTTGTTTGGGTATAGCTACGAACTTCCTCAAAATATTCTTGGGAAAGAGTTCACTGCTAATGGTAAGACTTTTAAGTTTGCCGGTATCGCAACAAATCGTAACAAGTTCCCATTTGCTGCAATTGACGAAAAAGGCGACACAGTCTTTTTTCCTGAAGCAGTAAAGCCAAAGCTTATTGCACTCGGAAACTAATAGAAAAACAATAAAGGAGAAAACATCATGGGAGACCGTGGAAACGTACAAATCATTAGCGCTAAAGAAGGCGCTGCAGACATTTACTTTTATACTCATTGGTACGGAAGTGACTTAAGCGCAATTGTAGCATATGCAATTAGCTCTCCACAAGGCAAGTCGCGTCAAGATGACGAGTCTTACCTCAACCGCATTATCTTTGAAGAAATGCTTAATCACGCTGACGACAAAGCTACCGGCTTCGGCATTTCACCGTATGAAATTGACTGTGGAGCTCTTGTTGTTGTAAATCACAAAACTAAGACTATGCTCATTGACAGTTTAGAGATTCCTTTCAAGGCTCTTGATATGACAATTGCGAGGGCGTAATGACTAATACTTTAAAGACATGGGCAGAAGTCTCACAAGGATGTGACAGAAACAATTTACCGTGGTGCTTAAGTGAAAACTTAAACAAACTCTCTCAAAGCGAGATTGCAAAAGGTCTTGCTGACGCTTGGACAATGTGTGAGTTCCCTAATATGCGAGGCACTAATTCTGCATGGGAAATTATGTTTCTACTTGGTCTTCCTAATAAAGAAGGATTCATTGACGATAACGGCAAAGCGCATAAAACAGAAGAACTCCCTGAAGTTCTTACTCTGTACCGCGGTGCTCACATAGACCACAAGGAAGGCATGTCTTGGACAACCAACCTTAAGACAGCACAATGGTTTGCAACTCGTCTTGGGATGGAAGACACTAAAGTCTACACAATTACAATCCCTAGAGAACACATTTTAGCTAAGTTTGACGGTCGAAACGAAGAAGAATATGTTGTCAATATGAATGAGCTTTTTGAAGACGACGTTCAAGAACTTGAGTTAGCAGATGCTGACAACTAAAGTACTGTACATTTGCCTCTGTTTTGGAGTTGTAGGTCTTGGTATGATGATTCCTGGCTTAGTCAGATTCATTAAGAGGGAGAGAACATATGCAAACATCAATAAACGTTCTCGTTTTCATTGATGTGTGTTTGTTCTTTCTTGTTTGTACTATAGCTGCTGCGTATCTTTATGAGAAATCAAAAAAAGACTAACTATGGGACGAAAGAAAATCTACAAAGATCGTCCGTATAGAGCAGAAGAGCTTGGTATTGAAGATGAAGAAGACGTTATCTGGGGCATTTATGTCGGAGGCTGCGTTGACGAAAGAGTTTCCTGGAGCATTTGGGAACAAGCTTGCGCTCATGCACACAACGTCAAAAAAGCTCCTTGGTTTGGTTGGATTTGTATTTTGGAAACAAAAGACGTCTTAACGCCTACCGGTAAGCCGACTCAAACTTTGCTTCATGAATATGCGCATCTTCTTGTACCTGACCAAGGTCATACCGCTAAATGGAAGAGAGTAGTCTCAGAAATTGGCGCACCGCAAGAAGTAAGTAGATTCGAGAAAAAAAGAACTAAAAAAGAAGTAAAGAATAAGTCTAAAGTTGTCTGAGTCAAATTGACTTAGAATTATAGAGAGGAAGACAAAGTGTCTAACTATTCAAAAAGTGCAGTGCGCACAGTTGTCCCACTTATTGTAGGATACCTTGCAACACTTGCTGCAAAATCAGGACTAAACATTAAGTCGGAGCAACTTGTTGTTATTTTGACTCCAATCATTACAGCTGTGTACTACCTTATTGTTCGAGGTATTGAAGAGAAGTATCCAAAGGCTGGTTACTTTCTTGGGGTTCCAGCAAAGCCTCAGTACGACGTAAAGAAAGCTGTTATTAGCTCTTTTGACACAGTGGTTTCTGATGCAATGCCACTTGCTGAGCCTGCCGTAGCTGCCGAGCTTAATAAGCTTGCAACTCCTGCAAAGACTTCTCCTGCAAAAAAGGCTCCAGCAAAAGCAACTTCTGCTGCAAAGAATAGCACAGCAACAAAGGCGACATTAGCACCAAAGAAAAGCAAGTAATATAGAAGTAAGGAACTTGAGCGAGAGTTCCGCAGGCATTTTTACAAAAAAAAATGCGTGCCGGATTCTCGTGCAAGCTCCTTCTTTAATCCGGTTTGCCTAACTGGTTTATTTGCACGAGAATCGTCCCGCGGAGTGCGGCAGTGTTTTACCTCCTTTCTGACTGCCGACTTCGCGGGACATCCTCATTTATTTTTAAAGTTTTTCTNATAATCCATTGTTTTCAGGCTTTCTAAATTGTACATANCTATAACACGTATGTTATAGTTTTTATATCGGTAACTAAGGCAGNGGCCGATGTTTTAGAAAGAGGACAAAATGGAAACTTTTTACACAACACACGACAATGGTCAAATCAACTACGAGTTTACTCCTGAGTCAAAAGATTCATATAAGCGTCTTGTAATTAACACACCTCAAGGTTCAATTTACATTCGCGAACGTCAAGTTTATTGGAAGACAAGTTCATGGGGTAAAACAGGAAGTTCTTATCTTCGTCGCGAGTACTACGAAGCACCTCGCATGTATTTTGACAGTGGCAAACAAGAGACTATTCTTGAGAATCTTCAAAATCGTACTCGTCGTCCTTACACAATCTTTAAAAAGATGGCGTCTGAGCTTTTTGCATCAATTGGCTTTGATGTAGCAAAGACAGAAATGTCTTGGAGTCAAAACGCAGGTTGCAAAATGTGCCCATGCTCACCTGGATTTGTTCTACCAAAAGAAAAGAAGCTTAACTTTATTCTCCCTGACGGCACTGAAGTTAATTTTGAGTACTTTGACATTTGGGTTGAAGTTACAGGTGTCCCAGTAGTAGATGAGACAAAGCCAGCACGTTTTGTCATGGCATAATGAGTCTAATTAACGCAAACATCACTGTAAACATTGAAGACTTCTACAACATTGTAAATGTTCTTCGAGAATCATGCGGATGCGATAAGTGTCTGCAAATTGCAGACAACTTATTGCTCCAACGTAATAAAGAAATCAAGAAAGGAAGATTTCAATGAAAAGCATAGTATTAGAAAAAGACGGTAAAGAGAACGGTCGTTATGTGTACCGTACTCCTTGGCGTAAGTACTCTCACAACTACTACATTTATCACAACGGTAATGTGTGGATGCTTGAATGTAAAGACCACAACCGACCGGGTCAACCTTATAGACTTGTTAATTCATTTTCTACTCTTAATGATGCTCGTGGTAGGATTCTTTTAATCGAAAAAACTACTAGAGACATAGCAGCACAAGAAAGGGCATTTGCATGATTGACGTAAATAATATGGGACCAGAAGCTGTAGACAGCTATTCTCCTCTTAACGAGGATGTAGGCTTTTGGCAGGTTGCTTACGCGGTAGACCCTGACTTAACTCACACCTGGTGTAGTTGTGGCAACTCTGATCGAGAGAATCTTGCAAACTGGGAAGAAGACCGTAACCTGCAATCTTTAATCATCCAGATTTACCGCAACAAGAATCTTGTACGACCAGAAGATATGCCAGACGTTTCTTGGGACTATTGCTTCAGAACTCCTCTTCGGTTAGAGTACAACGACATACGAGATATTGAGGTTGCAGTTCGAGAGCATAACTTCCCATTTGGAGAAGGCGCAGACTTTGAAAGCGAACAGCAACAACATGATTACAACATTGGCTTTATTCAGCGAGCCTATGCTGCTCTTGAAAAAGGCCAAGAAGTGTACTTCATGGCAAACGCATACAAGTAAGACAGGCCACTCAGTCCGTCTCCTAAGCCCATTGACTTTGGAGAAATGGTAAACACCAGGGCGAGATGCCGCCGTTGACAAGAAGGCATCTATTACATTGATGTTATAATGAATTAACCGCTAAAATGGCGACTAAACAAAGGACAAAGAATTATGTGGATTATGACAGAAGAAGGATTTTTTAGCGCTGTTGAAAATAATTTCAACCGCAAAGAAGTTGTAGTACGAGCAAGACAGCGTAAAGACCTTGAGAATCTTCTCGGCTTTATTGACTACGATGCGTTTGAAGTTGGGCCTATCCAAGAAAACAAAGGTTCCGACTATCGCTATCGACTATTTATGTCAAAGCAATGCTGGGCTGAGTATGTAGAATACGCAGCAATGAGCATTAACTACACAAACTTTAAAGACCGTATTGCGAAAGTTGACTACTCTCGTGCTCATACTTACGGTGAAGTCTGGAGTGTGCTCTACGACTTGCAAATTAACGAAAACAAAAGTAAGATAGGTAAATAATGCAAACGTTTCTACCTTTCCAAGATTTTGCTGCTTCTGCTAAAGTGCTTGATATGAAGCGCTTAGGCAAGCAGCGTGTCGAGACTCTTCAAGTTCTCAAAGCAATCACTACTACTGATTACGGCTGGAAAAATCACCCAGCTGTAAAAATGTGGCAAGGTCACGTGGGCACTCTATTTCTTTATCAAATTGCTGTATGTGAAGAATGGACAAGCCGAGGCTACAAAGACACATGCCTTGAAAAGTCTAAAGCAATTGTCATGGAATATCTTGACAAGCACCCAGATGAAACTGAAAGTTTTCCGACATGGTTAGGCAATGCAGCACTACACCGCAGTCACCGCAGTAATCTTGTTCGTAAAGCTCCAGACATTTACCGTCCTCTCTTTGAAAAAGATTTACCAAACGACCTTGAGTATGTTTGGCCAGTTAAAACTGTTGTTAGTATAAATCTCAACTAAGACAAATGAAGAGATAATGAAAAAAGATTACATAGAAGATATCGACACGCAAATTGTTGATATTGGAAATCAGTTTAGAGAACTTCGCATTGAGCAAGGACTCTCTCAAGCTAAACTAGCAAGCCTTGTCGGGACGCAACAAGCAGTTATTAGTAGACTTGAAAGAGGGAATCACGTCCCTACTCTTACAAATCTCTACAAAATTGCTTTTGCGTTAGGCGCAAAAGTAAAAGTAAGTCTTAAATCTCGCAACTCGTAACCAATTAAAATCTTTACCCACACACACTTATAAAAGGAGACACTTGTGCTCGTTGAGCGCTATTTCACCACCGACAAATCATCTAACGTTTTCGATAGCGTTAACTTTGTAAAAAAAGCAGTGATTCTGCAGAACGCAAAAGGAGAAACAATATTTGAGCAACGAGATGTAATGGTTCCAGACTTCTGGTCTGAGACATCAACTACAATTCTTGCTACAAAATATTTTAGAGGCACGGTAGGTACAATTGAGCGCGAAAATTCTCTTGTACAAGTTGTAGATCGAATTACTTCTGCGATTGCAAACACATTTATAGAAAAAAAGTATGGCAGCACAGAAGACGCTCGTGTTCTTAAAGATGAACTTTCTTATCTTCTTGTGCATCAGATGATGGCATTCAACTCGCCTGTGTTTTTTAACGTTGGCGTAGAAAATGTTTCACAGCAAGTTAGTGCTTGCTTTATTCTTGATGTAAAAGACGAAATGGATTCAATCCTTAATTGGTATGTTGAAGAAGGAAAGATTTTTAAGGGAGGCTCTGGAGCTGGAGTTAATCTTTCAAAGATTCGCTCAAGTAAAGAACTTCTAAATGGCGGTGGCACTGCTTCTGGCCCAGTATCTTTTATGCGCGGTGCTGACGCTTCTGCTGGAACAATTAAGTCCGGTGGAAAGACTCGCCGCGCAGCAAAGATGGTTGTTCTTGACGCAGACCACCCAGATATTGAAGAGTTTATTTGGTGCAAAGCTCTAGAAGAGAAAAAGATTCACTCTCTTCAAGATGCAGGATTTGATGTTGGATTTGACGGTAAAGATTTAAGTTCTATTCAATATCAAAATGCGAACAACTCTGTTCGTATCTCTGATGACTTTATGTTTGCACTTCTTAATGATGAAGATTGGAATATGACTGCTCGCACAGACGGTCGAGTCATTAAGAAAGTAAAAGCAAAAGACTTATGGCGTCAAATTGCACAAGCCGCATGGGAATGCGCTGACCCAGGTTTGCAGTTTGACACAACTATTAATGATTGGAATACAACACCACAACACGGTCGAATTGATGCGAGTAATCCTTGCAGTGAGCACATGCGTCTTGCTAACTCTTCTTGCAACCTTGCAAGCATCAACCTTCTTCAGTTTTACGAGCCAGGAGAAGACTTTTTTAATCTTGATGCTTACACAGCAGCATGTGGATTAACTTTCTTAGCTCAAAACATTCTTATCGACCACGCAGACTTTCCAACTGAAAAAATTGCGCAAACAACTCATCGTTATCGTGACCTTGGACTTGGCTACGCTAACCTTGGCGCTCTTCTTATGTCTATGGGTCTTTCATACGACTCTGAAGAAGGAAGAAGTGTTGCCGCTGGTCTTACTTCATTACTAACTGCAACTGGATACTCAATGTCTAGTGCAATTGCTAAGATTCACGGTCCTTATGAAGCTTATGAAAAAGAAGCAACACAAACTGTACTTTCTAAGCACATGCACGCTGCTTTAACTCTTAAAAAAGAAGAAGCAAGGTCTGACTTCATTGCTGATTTGCACGCTACTGCTGTAAATATGTGGGAGCTTTCTCGTGAGCTTATTTCTAAACATGGGACTCGTAACGCACAGATTTCTGTGCTTGCACCTACTGGGACTATTGGTCTACTTATGGGCTGCGATACTACTGGCATTGAACCTGCATTTGACTTAATCACGTATAAAAAGCTTGTAGGTGGCGGAACTATTGCAGCAAACATAGAGTCTGTAGAAACGGCACTCAGGGTCCTTGGAATCTCAAGTGTAGACCAACGCCCTGACGTATTCCAAACAGCAGCAGGCAAGTATCCTTTATCTCCAGAATCACACGTTAAAATGATGGGAGCAGTCCAACCATTCTTGTCTGGTGCTATTTCTAAGACTGTTAATCTCCCAAACTCAGCAACAGTAGAAGACATTGAAGACATTCATCTTCTTGCTTGGAACTTGGGAGTTAAGTCAATTGCTGTTTATCGTGATGGATGCAAAGCATTCCAACCGCTAAGTAGTGAAAAAGAAAAGAAGGTTGAAACTCCAACTGCTCACCCTAAAACTACTCGTGAAAAGATGCCTCGTCAACGTAAAGGTCACACTAACGCTTTTAAAGTTGCAGACCTTCAAGGATATGTTACAACTGGTGAGTACGAAGACGGTAAACTTGGTGAAGTATTCATTAAGGTCTCTAAGCAAGGCTCAACGCTAGCAGGAATTGTTGATGCTTGGTCAATTGCAGTTAGTCTTGGGTTACAACACGGTGTACCACTTGAATCGTTTGTTGAAAAGTACTCAGGTATGCGATTTGAACCACTTGGTATGACCAATGACCCAGACATTCGGATTGCTAACTCATTTGTTGACTACATCTTCCGTCGTTTAGCTGTTGACTATCTTGACGTAGAGTCTCGTAATTCATACATGATTTACACACGTGACGAAAGAGTAGAACTTCTTGAAGAAGAAAACAAAGTAGAAGAAAAGAAAGACGGTGCAACTGCTAAACACATAAGTTCTCCTCTTTGCTTTCAATGCGGTTCTTTTATGAGGCCTAGTGGTGCTTGTCATGTTTGCGAAAGCTGTGGCACAACAAGTGGTTGCAGTTGACGTGTAAGATTAGTCTGTGACAGAAGATAACTTTTTTTTAGAAGATAACGAAGAAGCTGAAATTGTAATACTTTCATGTATGCATGAAAGCCGCAACGGTGCTCGCTGCAGAACTCGACCAGTGGACGGTTTTCCCTTTTGTCAAACTCATATTGCAAATGCTTCTATTCAAGAGATTGCTCTTATTAGAGGTAAAGATGTTGCGTTTGATAAGATTACAGGAGAACGAGTTAGCAATCCTCTTGAGGAACTTGGTAATCTTGTAAGTGAAGTTATTCTTTATAAAGATTACTGCGCAGAGCAAGTAGCTAAACTAAGAGGAGACCATCGTTATGAAGGTCGTTCTGGAGAGCAACTCCGCGCAGAAGTAGCTCTTTATGAAAGAAGTCTAGACCGTGCAGGAAAGTTACTTGTTGAATGGTCTCGTCTAAACATTGACGATAGACTCACTAAAATTGAAGAAGCTAAAGCTGCTATGATTCTTGAAGTTATTCGAAGAACTCTTCAATCTGCTGAGCTTTCTGATGACCAGAGAAAACTTGCTGAAGAGACTGCAATCAGAGAACTGCGAGCATTGAATCGTGGAAAATAATACTAGTGGTAATCCTTATAAAACAAAAAGACCATCTGCATTTGATATTGCAGCAAGTCGCATTGAGTTTGACGCTAAACAACGTGAAATTGGCTCAGACCCAATTGTTTGGATTAAAGAAATTCTAGGTGAGACACCTTGGAGTAAGCAAAAAGACATTGCACTATCTCTTCGAGACAATCGTCGCACTGCAGTTCAGGCTTGTCATGACGTTGGTAAGTCTTACATTGCTTCACGGTTAGTTTGCTGGTGGCTTTCTTCTCACCCACCTGGAGAAGCTTTTGTAGTTTCTACTGCACCTACTTTCCAGCAAGTTCGAGGTATTCTTTGGCGTGAAATTGGTAAAGCTCATGCTAAAGGAAAATTATTTGGGCAAATGAATGAAACTGAATGGAAAACTTCGTCAGGAGAACTTATTGCATTTGGTAGAAAGCCAAGTGACTACTCTCCAACTGCATTCCAGGGTATTCACGCTAAATATGTTTTAGTAGTTATTGACGAAGCAGACGGTGTCCCTACTTCTCTTTGGGATGCAGCTGACACATTAATTCCTAACGAAGCATCTCGTATTCTTGCTATTGGCAACCCTGACAATCCAACTTCTGAATTCTCTAAAAACTGTCGACCCGGGACTGACTGGAATGTTATTCGTATTAGTGCTTTTGATTCTCCAAACTTCACAGGTGAAGACGTGCCAGAAGCAGTTAAAGAACTTTTAGTTTCACCGACTTGGGTTGAAGAAAAAAGAAAGAAGTGGGGAGAGAATCACCCGTTCTGGCAATCTAAGATTCTTGGATTGTTTCCACAGCAAAGTGCTACGGCACTTCTACCTCTTAATTTACTTCTTGACGCAACAAAAAGAGAAGTCATTGTTGAAGAAGAATCTCCTGTAGCTTTAGGAGTTGACGTTGCACGGTTTGGTACAGACCGCACAGTTATAGCACTACGTCAAGGCGGAAAAGGAAGAATTATTCATATCGCTCAGAATAATGACACTATGGTTACTGCCGCACAAGTTCGTCAATTTATTCGCTCATACAAAGTAGACATTGCAGGCATTGACACTATTGGAGTTGGTGGAGGTGTTTATGACCGTCTTGCTGAAGATAATGAACCGGTGCATGCAATGGTGGCTTCAGGGAGAGCAAAAGACACAATCACTTTTGCAAATCAACGTGCTGAATGGTACTGGAACTTTCGTGAAAAGCTTGAAAAAGGTGAAATTGACCTTGACGCAGAAGACGAAGACTTGATTGCTGAACTCTCTGGCATTATGTTTAAAGTTGACACTAGAGGTCGTATTCTTGTTGAATCTAAGGATGAGATGAAACGAAGGGGAATGTCAAGCCCTGACTTAGCTGATGCTATGATTCTTGCTTTTGCTGCACCAGCCGACAGCGACTGGGGCGCGGCCTATGGAGTTATCATTTGCGCAGGTTGTCAAAGAGGCTTTATGGAAGAAGGAAGAACAACATGCCCGTATTGCAACAGAAGGATAGACTAAGGTGAGTAAGCTCATAAAACTCAAGAAAACAAAAATAGCTAAGAAAAATAGTGTAGAATCACTACCGACGTGGGAAGAGTTTGAACAGAATCAATGCTCTCACTGCGGAGGCGCTCATTTAAGGGCATGTCCGCGTGTAAAGCGAATGACTTTTAACGCATCAGGAACGCTGCATGAGATAGAGTTTTGGCAAGATAAAGACTGGGATAAGAGTAACATCTTGTGGCCGGAATCAATTGTCGAATCAGGAGACAACAATGAGTAAAGTAAATACAATCATCGAAAAAATAGAAGCTATTCTTGGTAAACTTGAGGGAAATGCTCCGTACAATCAGGTACTACCAATTGTTCGAGGTCTTCACACCGATATTAAAGCTGAGTTTGGGCATTTAATTGAAGTTCTTACTTCAGTGCCTGAGCTAACTTCTGAGCCTGCGCCTACACCAGAACCTATCATTGAATCGATTCCTACTCCAACTCCAGTTATTGAAGTTGAAGAAGAAGCTACTCCTGAAGTACAAGAAGAAGTAGCTAAAGTTGAAGCTGAAAAGCCAGCTCCAAAGAAGAGTCGTACATCCACCGCTGAATCTGAATAGTAGAGGCTCAATTGAGCGACAACTCAATCGCAAAAGGGTTAAAAGCCCGCGCTAACGCTCGTAAGGCGAATAGAAATAATCCAGCTCCAGGTATGGGACCTTCATACGGTCAAGGCGGCGTTATGTCGCAATACAACAACTGGAACTTTGGAATTTCTTACGGTAACAATCTTGATAGAGATTGGCAAGACTTTTCGTCCGGTGCATTTGGTCCATTGTTGCCAATTCAGCCAATGGGCATTGATGCTCCAGTAACGGAATCAGGCCGCCCTGAGCCTCGTAGAATGCAATACCCAGTTGGTTGGAACATGCCAATGGGTCAACCAGGTAGTGAAGGTCTTAAACTTGTATCATTTGCTAACCTTCGAGCTTATGCAGATATGTACTCAGTTGTACGAGCTGCTATTCAAGTTCGTAAAGAAGAAATCTTAGGTCTTGAATGGGACATTGTCCCAACTGATGAAGCTGCTCGTGACATGCGTGGAGATATTTCAAAGCATGATGACTTCCAAGACCGTCGTGCTAAAGCTCTTAAGTTTTTCAAGCGACCCGACCCTAACTACCACGATTTCTCTGGTTGGCTAGGCGCTGTTCTTGAAGACGTTTTTGTAGTTGATGCTTTGTCACTTTACATTCACCCATCTCGAGTTCCTGGCAAGGGGCTTCTTGGCTCTGACCTTGCTGCTCTTGAAGTTCTTGACGGTACAACTATTCGTCCGTTGCTTGATGTTCGAGGTGGAACTCCTCGTCCGCCTGCTCCTGGATACCAGCAATACTTGTGGGGAGTTCCTCGCACTGACTTGATGGACATTATTCTTGAAGCAGATATTGAAGAAATGGACGAGCCTGTTGCTGACTATCGTGCAGACCAGCTTCTTTACCTTCCATATACTCGTCGCTCCTGGACTCCTTACGGATTTCCTGGAATTGAAAGAGCTATTGTTCCAGTTATGACGGGCTTGCGTCGTCAGCAATACCAACTTGAGTTCTTTAGTGAAGGCACCATTCCTGGGCAGTTTATCATTCCAGGAGACGACATTAGTACTCCTCAACAAATTCGTCAATTGCAAGATACTTTGAATGCTCTTGCTGGAGACCAAGCTTGGAAGCACAAAATCATCGTTCTTCCACGAGGTTCTGACGCTAAACCGCAAAAGCCAATTGAACTTGCCGGTCAAATTGACGATGTTCTTCTCAATATGATTTGCATGGCATATGATGTTATGCCAATGGAACTTGGAGTAGGCGCTTCAAAGTCGTCAAGTCAAGGTGCTGCAGATTCTGCAGCTAAAGCAAGTTCTGACATTAATAAGCGCAAAGCATTAAAGCCAATGCTTCAATGGCTCAAGACTTCTATCTTTGACCACATCCTTCAAGATATTTGCCGCCAAGATGATATGCAATTCATCTGGTCTGGTCTTGAAAATAACGAAGACGAAGAATCAATGGCTAATAACTTTAAGACTCTTATTAGCACCGGCATTCTTTCTATTGATGAAGCTCGTTCTCAAATGGGACTTAATCCTTGGGGACTTCCTCTTACAAGTGACCCGGTCTACATGTCAGCTACTGGAGTTTCTACTCTTGGTAACATTGACCCAGCTGTTGCAGACTCTCAACTTTCTGGCGATGCTCTTGCTACAAACATCACATCACCGTCTGGTCAAGGTCAAGCAGCAGTTCCAGCACAAGTTGCATTGCCTGGGCAACTTCCTCAAGGTAAAGATAAAGCGCCACCAGTTCTTCAAGGTGGACAAGAAGCAGCAGNAGGAGCTACAAGTACAGGAACTCCTGGAATCGGTGGACGTCCAAAAGGTGGAGGTGGTGGAGCTCCTGCAATAGTTCAACCAAATTCTAATTCAAGCACTCCACTTCATGGCTCAGGAAAAAAACAAAAGAAAGCTGTAAGTAAAGCAGTTCAATCTGAGTTTGACGCTCTTCGTCGTTTTCTAAAGAAGGGTAAGCCGATCGCTAAGTGGTCTCCAGAGTTTATTCCAGAAGATGCTTTTGAAGTTGTAAAGACTTTGATGTCTCAAGGTTCTAACTTTAACGTTGCCATTAACAAAGGAAAGCAAGTTGTAAGAATTGCAGACCGTGTTGCTAATCGTAAAGAAAGCATCAGTGAAATCTCAGACCATGTAGTGACTTCTCTAAATCTTTTAGCTAATGAAATCAATAATCCACAAGTTGGAATGATTGGTTTTATTGACTATGGAGTTAAAGTGCTTCAACACGGGTACCATGCTTCGCTAAACGCAGGTGCTCGTAATGCTGCATTAACTCACTCTAAAGTTTCTGCAATTACTCCGCATGACTTTAAAGTTCTTGCTTATCGTCGTGCTCAAGGTCAACGTGATTTTCTTACTGGTCTTGCTCAAGACTTAAAAGGCAGTGACCTCACTAAAGGAGCAGTTACACGGGCCAAACTCGCTCAAAGACTTAATCTTTACGCACGTACTTTAGTTCCTGCATATGAGCAAGGTTTTGGTCTTGCTGTTTTGTCTGGTCAAGCACTTGGCAACTCAACTCTTGCAGAAGACAATCAAGATAACGCTACAGTTGACCCAACAACAGTTGACGATTACTCAGCGTTGGATGACATGTACAATAACGATGCTGTAGACACTACAGATACTACTGATGCAACAGACATGACAGACGGAGGAAACGGCATGTCTTCTCTTCTTGAATTGGCAGGAATGGTTGGCATTGGTTTACTTGCTGGAGCTATTGGCGCAGACTTAATGGGCGACAATGGAGAAATGACAGCAGATGACGGTGGAGACTTTGAAACTGCACCAAGTTCAGTAATTATCTGGCACACTGAAAGCGATAATCCTTGCGATCTTTGCGCTGAACGTGACGAAGAAATGTATACTATTGACACACTTCCATGTTGGCCTGGTGACGGTGGATTTGGTGAGTTCTGCGAAGGTGCGGCTAATTGTAACTGTGTTCTTGAGTATGCAGACCCAGCAGATGTAACTGCTGGAGATATTGCAGATAATCCTTTTAGCGATGTATCTGTGCCATTTTACGCACAACGTTACGCTGAAGAAAATGCTCTTGACCAGGCTGCAGTTGATGCTCGAGCAGAAGATATTGCTTCTGTAGCTCTTGATAGTCCTTCAGCAGCAGCGGACATGGCAACTCGAGATGCTTTATATGGTGTTTCATATACTCGCACCGGCCCAGGCGGAAGATATGACATTTCAGCGTCCGCTGAGCCAAACCTTGTGAAATCAGACAACCCTCTTATAGCAGTTGTTTGGAATTACTTAAAGCAGCATTATAAGAAGAGCGTCATTAAGTGGGTAAAGGATGCCGATTGGTCATTTGAACCTAAAGTTTCTTTAGATGATGTTATTTTAGCTCGCCCTGAGTCTACAATTAGTGAAAAGCATGTTGCAGAAATCAAACAAGACATTCTTAACGGAAAGATGATTCACCCAGTTATTCTTGTAAAGACTGACAAGGGATTTATTGTTGCAGATGGTAACCACAGAATCACAGCACTTCGAGAACTAAATGAAAAGACTGTTGCAGCTTATATCGCTACAAACACAGAAAAAGACGGTCCTTGGAATAGTGAAATGCAAGACGATTCAATGAAAAAGTTTGCTGGCACTGAAGTTGTAAAGTCTTACGGCAGTCAAGCCGCTTACAAGAGCATTGATTTAGACGTCCTTAAGTCTTTGCAAGTTGGAGACATTCTTACTGATGACGGCACTGTTATCTTCTCATCAGTTAAACCAACCTCTGCTGCAATCGCGGTTGTCAAGTACTTGCCAACAGGTCGCATTCTTCCAGGACAAGAACTAATTGTTACTGAGATTGTAGACAACGAGGTTGTGCTGGAGATTCTCTAATGTCCTACGGAGTTTTGCGTAGTGATGATTGGAAACCAGTAGTCAAAGGTTGGGCTCCTTCAATAACAAAGTATGACCCAGACCAGCCGCGTGATAGTCATGGTCGCTTCGGCTTTGGTGGAGGGAGTTCTACGCAAAGTGGCATAACAACTGCAAAAGTTTCTGACATGTCACCAGGCGATAGTTTTCACATTGGTTCTCACGGGCACATCACAATTGAAAGTATTAAAGATGATAAAAATCCAAACTATGCTCGTATCACAGGCGTTCGTCAATCAGACGGTAAGCGAGTAACTGTTGCAGTAAGTAGAAACAAGACTTACGAGCATACTAAATCTAAAGAAGTTAAACCAGCAGCAACTGTAGTTCAACCAAAGCAAGAGGAAGCAAAACGTCTTTACCCTCTAGAAGAAACTAAGAAACTTCGAGAAGCAATGAGTAAAGCTATTGAAGAGCATAAAACTGAGTTCGAAAAAACTAAAGGCTTTGTCTTCAGTGAGAATGATGCAATAAGACAAGCTAGACAAAATATGGTTGATGTGTCAAGAGTCTTTGGAGATAAAGTCACTAAGTTTGTTGACGCTAAAACTTCTGAGCTTGCCAAAGAGCAAGGCTTAACTCCTATAACAACAGAAGACTTAGCTCGACTAAAACAAAACTATGAAGATTCTTTAGGTAAACAAGCTAACGCAGCGCAAGAAACAAAAGAGTATGCAGGTGGATTGGCGGCTATATATTCTCTTGAAATTGGAGATAGAAGCGCTTCTATTTTTTCTGATTCACTTTCACAATTTGGATTTAGTCAACAACAAATAGATGCGTTTACTAGAGCCACTGGCCCAGGAAACTCAGAAGTTTTTACAAATGGCATATCTCTTTACGGTATTGGCCCAGTTGATAGACAACTTGGTGGAGGTCTTACATTAACTAGAGAAATGTCGTTCTCAGCAGTTGTAAACGGGCAAGGAGTTGATGGACCTATTTCTGTCCCATTGAGAGACATTTTAGGTTCAAAAGCTGATGCGTACAAAGAACTTGGCGTCTTAAGACAGGAATCTACTTCTGTAGAGAGTTCTCGTTTTGTAATGCCGAATCAATATTCTATACAAGCAGGCATTCTACAACTTTACTGCGGAGAAAGATACTCAAGCTTAAGTAGCGCTACTTTAATCAATCAAAGTATTTTAGAGAATCAAAGTCAAATACAAAGTAAATTTGATTCTTTAAACGCGCAATACGACTCTGCAAAGCCTTTATCTGATACAGCACGTGAAGAGTATATAAATGCTTCAAAAAGCGGTGACCCTTACAATAAACTTTACACAGCTGTAATGTGGGAAACTCTTAATAATCTTCGCGCATTTGGTGGACCTGAAAATAGTGTAAATGTAAATAATATAGTAGGAAGCAACAAAACAAGAAGAGCTGAGATTCAAAGTTCTATTGGTCAAGCTTCTGCGTTCTTTCCTAGCGATTGGGTCAGACAAGCAAATGAGAAACCAATTAACACAATGAAAGTTTCAAGCGGAAATGGAAGAGCTTGTTATCAACCCTTTACTCGTACAATTAAGTTATACGCAAACGACGGTCTTTCTACGGTTCTTCATGAAATGACTCATCATGTAGAAATGACAGTGCCAGATGTCGCCACTCTTGAAAAAGGATTTTGGCAATCTCGCTGCCCGCAAGAAAGAAAAACTGCAAATGTTGGCGGCGGGCAAGGAGACCCGGATACTTTCCCTAACGCTTACAGTGGGCGCTATTATGGCGGAGGCTCATGGGAAATAGCTTCTACAGGTATGGAAGGAATGCTAATTCACGGTAGTTACATTAAAGGAGATGCAGACTATCAAAGTTTTATGACCGGACTTCTTCTTTTGGCTGGAAGAGCATAATGACTACAAAAAATGAAAATCCTATTAGATGGAGCGCTACAGTTAACTTAGAAAATAAGTCTTTTATTAGCGCAAACTTTGGTAAGAACGGCGTGTTTGAGTGTAGCGACATAAAAGTTTACACTCGAGTAACTTCTAACATTCAATTAGAAGAATTTACAAATCCACTTGGAGTTCTTCCGCCAAGATTTACTTTGAAAGTAGATGTAAATAATCCAGCTTCTATAGCTTCTTCTTTTTATTACGCTACTCTTGATATTTATCGAGATTCTTCCCCAAAGTTTACATTCAGCGGCTCTAATTACTTACTTCCTGGCACTCAACTTGAAGAAGACAGTAGCATTGAAAAATTCGCTACTGACCAATCACCTATTGAAGACATCACAGGGAAAATCTCAAAACTTCTTTCTTCTGGTTTTATTCTTAAATACAATGAAAACGAAGAACGAGATTCTCACGGGCGCTGGACTTCTGGAGGAGAAGGCGGAGAAAAAGAAAACTCTAAAGCTATCGCCGAAAAAACTTTTGCAGAAGTCACAGCAAAAGATAACGCAATTAGAGATCAATTTATTGGAAATAGCACTTCTGAGATTTTTTCAAAAGAATTTGAGCGCGTTAAAGACATTACAGTTGGTAAGTTTACAACTGCAAATGAATTAAGTAAAAAAATTGGTGCGTTACCTATAAAAGGACTAAAAACTTACACAGGTCAATTTCATAAAATAATAAATGAATATTTACGAACGGGCAATGTGCCTAGTTATACTACACAATCAGATATTAGTGAAGCTAAATCTGCTATTTTTAATGCAACTAATGGATTTGTAAGAGCTCCAGCAACAAAAGAAGACTTACTTGTATTTAGAGATATTGCTTACACTGGACAAAAAAGAGCAAAAGAAGTTGTTTTTACTGACCCATCTGGTAGAGCAATAAATCTTACAGATTTGCAAATAGGGCAAGTCATAAGCGATAAAGGCTTTATGTCTACAACTATTAACCCATCAAATAGCACTTTTTCCGGGAATGACGTTAGCATTTCTACTTTAGGTTTAGAAATACCAATAGAACCTGACTCTTACGTAGCGGGTTGCATGGTAATAACAGTCCCAGAAGGCTCAAAAGCTTTATACTTAAATGACATATCTGCGTTTAAAGCTGAACATGAAGTTTTGCTGAATAGAGACAGTAAACTTCTTATTACTGGCATTGAAAAAGTTAAACTCAACGGCACTCAAAGAATTCAGCTACAAGTGCACGCTACTCTTGTGTCGGATAGTGTTGCTCGTCAACTTTCTGGTCTACCAACTCACCCGACTGACACTACAACTTCAAAGCCAGTTTCAACACCGCAACCAATTGAAACTCCAAAGCCTACAGGATTTAAAGACATTAGAACTATTAAAATGTACGGCGAAGGCGCAAATGTTATCTTTGGTAAGCACGGAGAAGTAAAGATTGTAAGCATTAAAGACGATAAGAATCCAAACTACGTCAAAGTCTCTGGCATAAAAATTAGCGATGGCTCTAAAGTTACTTTCCCAGCTAGCGTAAGTAAGAAGTACGCTTATGTGTCAAAGCAATAAGGTTGCATCTTTTTAATAGAAAAATGTAGTAATATTCACTCATAGGTCTGTGACTATGTCACGGACATAAAGAGTTAGTAGACATAACATGGAGATTTCTGGCTCACATCACTGATGAAGTTCTTATAGAAACCGGCGGAGACGTAACCGTTGGTATCCCAATCACTAAAATGGAAGAGCAATCAGACGGTTCAATTATCGTCTCTGGTCTTTGCACAAGCGACACAGTCGACCTTGACGACCAGATTATTGACCTTGACTTTTCTCGTAAGGGTCTTGCTCAATGGGCTGCTACATTTGGTAACATTCGTCAAATGCATTCAACCAATCTTCCTCCTGCCGGTAAGGCAATTCAAATCGACACTACAAAGCCAGACGGTGTATATCTTACCGCTCGCATTGTAGAGCCGGGTGCTGTTAAGCTTTGCAAAGAAGGTGTGTACAGTGCATTTAGCGTCGGCATTTCAAAGCCTCGCATCGTTCGCGACAAAGTCGCAAAACAAGGACGTGTTCTTGATGGAGTTTTTTCGGAAGTTTCAATTGTAGACTTCCCTGCTTTGCCTACAGCAAAGTTTAACATCATTAAGCGTTCTAAAAAAGAAATAAATAGCATTGAAAAAACACTGACGCCTATTGGCACAGTTATTAAGCGTCAATCTGACGAGAAGGGACAAACGTCCGTGAGTACTGAAAACGAAGAGACTGTCGAAAAGGCAGTTGAAAATTGTGAGCTCTGCAAAGGAAAAGGCTGCGAAAAGTGTATGGGCAAAGCCGCTGAAGCAGAAGTAGAAAAAGGTAAGGTTCCAAAAGCTGACCGCGAAGTCACTGAAGACCTTGACGATGCTTCTGACGCAATTGATGACGCACAAGATGCGCAAAAAGAAGACAACGCCGCTCATGAAGAAGGCGCATTTGAAGATGACGATGCAGAAGATGATGATAGCGACGATGAAGAAGAGCAAGGCGAAGATGACATTGACAAGTCATTGACTTCTGTTGATGGAGTTGCTTATGCTCTTCGTCGTGCACACGACGCTGTCTGTGATGCTTACTCAACTGATGTCATCAAGACTGCGCACCCAGCAATTGAAACANCTGGCATTAAGTCAGTTCTTCAACCTGAAGTTATTCGTGCTCTTTTGAGTGTAATTGCAGTAGACGGCGAACCTNCACAAATTGCATCACTTGCTAAAGCTATTGGCTCAGCTCACATGCTTTCAACAATGAATGAAGCTGATGTAGCAATGGCACGTGAAGAACTTCACAAAGCATTTTCTGACGCTTACCCAACAGCTCACCCAACACCTGGAAGTGTTACTCCTGGTCAATTCCAACGTTCGTACATCATAGCTGGTCGTACACCTCAATCTTCAACAGGTGCTAAGCCACGTATTCCAGTTACTAACTCTACAATCGATGGCAATGACTTTAACCGCGACCTTATTACTGAAGGTCACGAGAGTGAAGCACCAGAGTCTAGCGGTTCACCAACACCAACAAACGCAACAGCTGCTGACCGTATTGCTGAAGCAACTAAAGACTCTGCAATGAATGCAATGGCCGCACTTCACGACCACATTTCATCTGCTTATCCAACTATCTGCTCACTTGACCAAGGCGCTGGCGTTTCATACGCTGGAGTTACAACTTTAGACACTGATGGTGGAATTAAGCCAATTGCTGCAAGTGCTACACCGCAGCTTACAAAGTCTGAAAAGAAAGCACTTAAGCAAGCTAAGGCTCTTAAGAAAGCACGTAAGCTTCTCATGAAGAGCGGCGAGCTTGCACAAGACGATGATAATGAAGAAATTGAGAAGATTGAAGAAGTTAACGTTGTTAAAGCTTCAACATCTGCTGACGGTGAAGTACTTATCGACACAGAGCAACTCAATGAAATTGTCAAGTCGCTAATTGAAGCACAAACAAAGAACAAGTTTGACGCGTTCTCTGATGCTCTTAGCACTATAAAGTCGGAGGTTGAAAAGTTTGGCAGTGAGCCTGACCCAGCCCAGGCCCCGATTAGGGGTTCGGTTGTAGTCGATCGCGCTGTACAAAAGGCAGCCACCGAGGCGGATGTTCTTCGCCAAACGGCAGAGGACAGTCTCACAGAGCAAGTCACTTACTTGCGTGCACTTACTAAGTCTGGTAACCCAGAACTTCGTATGCGCGCAGAAAAGCAACTCTCTACCCTACTTGAAAAAGTCTCATTAGAGATCGAAGAGTAGTTTCAACCAACTATCAAAAACTTTAAGGAGTTTTCTGGCAAAAATTGACACCACTGATTCATCACGCTATGCTGGTGCATCAGACATGATTTCGGGTCGCATGCCGAATCTTGTTAAGGGTGCAGGTTTCGCAAAGGTTGGAGGCAATGCGCCTCTTACTGATGACAGCGAAATCTTCAAGCGTTCGTACGAAGCTGAGCGTGCTCTCCGCACTTCAGTTAAGAACTCGATCGCAAACCCTGACGCAGTTCGTAAAAGCATCAACCCTGCATTCCAATCTCAGTTCGGTCTTTTCGCAACTGAGGGAAGTAACCCAGCTTACGGAGCACTCGTTGGCGAATTGAATAGCGTACTTTCTGCTGAACTTGGCAAGAACATTACACTTTCTTCACCGCTTACATCTGGCTTCGTACCATTTGACCTTGTTGCTCCTTCGCGACTTATCTACCCAGTGTACTCGCCACTGCGTAACAAGGTTCCACGTGTTGCTGGTCAAGGTACCTCACACCGTGCCAAGCTTGTAACCGGAATCTCCGGTTCACAAACTGGTGGACAGACTAACAAGCGTATTTCAATTTCTGAAATTCCTTCTGGTCAGTCTATTGGTGGTAACTGGCCTCTTAACATTCCTGGTTCAGGTTCACAAACTGCACTTGACCTCAACATTCCATACCAATTCTTCGGTATGAGTGAATCTCTTTCATGGCTTGCTCAGTTCGCTGGTCAAGGCTTTGAAGACATTTCAGCTCTTGCTAACTTGGTTCTTCTTCAAGAGTTCATGCTCGGTGAAGAATACACAATGTTGTCTGGCACAAGCGCAGCACTTGATGCTCCTGCAGACCCAACACTGACAATTCGCACAGCGAACTCAGTTGAAACACCTTTGAGTGTAACATCTAACAACATCTACGTTGTAGTAACTGCAAAGAACTACTTCGGAGAAACAACAATCAACTCCGGAACTGCTGCTTATGTTGCTGCTGCTTCTGGTAAGGTTATTGACGTTAAGATTTCACCAGTTCTTGGTGCTTACCAGTACAACATTTACGTTGCAACTGGCGCTTCAGCTCCTGGTTCACTCTCAGCTTACCACCTCATGGCTGCTAATGTTGGTGCTACAGTTTACACGCTTCAAGGGGTAGTACCTTCAACCGGAACTAACCCACCAGCAAGTGACACTGGGACATCATCATCTACAGACTACGAAGGTTGGCTATCAGTACTTGACGGACACGGAAGCACCGACGCTAACGTGTACCCAACAGGCTTTACTGGTTCATACATCAACAAGTCAGTTAACTCGACGCTTACTCACGAAGTTCTTTTCACAGCTCTTGAAGCAATGTGGAACGGTGCTGGAACTGGTAACGCTTCAACAACTGGTGGATTCCGTGCCGACCCTGCAGAATTGGTTGCAGAAGGTTCAGACATCTCACGTCTTGCTGACGAAGTAATTGCTTCTGGTGCAAACACAAACTACCGTCTCTTCCTTTCACAGGATGAAGTTGGTGGCGTTCGCACTGGTGCTGCAGTTTCTGAAATCCAGAATCCAATCACACGTAGCATCTTGCGCTGTGTTGTTCACCCTTGGCTGACTCAAGGTACTGCATTCCTTAACTCATACACACTTCCAATGTCTTGGAGCAACGTCTCCAACGTTTGGGAAAACGTTATGGTTCAGGACTACTTGTCAATCAACTGGCCTGTAATTGACGCTTCGTTCCGCTACAGTATTTACATGTACGGTGCGCTCGTTAACTACGCTCCACAATACAACGGTGTTATCCAGGGTCTACAGCAGTCAACTGCTGCACTCAACGGTACTAACTCTTAATAGAGTTACACTCTTAAATGAGAAAAAGGGCAGGGACGAAAGTCTCTGCCCTTTCTCATTTGCACGATAAGAATTGTGTATGATTAGTAATGACGTTTTAGTTAGAGAAAGATAACAAATGACAAGTTTTTCAGTACCGCCTGGATGCACTGGTGTCGAACTCCCAAATGGACAGAAGATCGATGCTAACAGACAAGGAAAGGTCTCAATTGATGACCCACGTGCTGAGCGCTTTGCAGCTAAATCTGGTCTTGCTAAAAGTGGAGTAATTGGTAGAACAGTTCTTGGCTTTGGCCACGTAAAAGGAAACTCAGCAGAATGTGCAGAGTGTCTTTTTCGCGGTTTTGGCTGGCAAACAAATTGCCCTAAATGTGGGGCAGAAATGATAAAGGTGACAGAATGACAGTTTATGCAAGTAGCAATATTGACACGGTTACAGTCTCAGGGGCTGGGCACTCACATGCTCGTGGCAAAAGTGAAAAAGTAATGGAAGTTAATTGTGCTTTTTGTGAGCCAGAGCTTTTAACTATGGGTTGGGTGCGAGACTCTCGTAATGTCGAATTAACTTTTGACGAGCGTCGTGACGCTGAAATTGCACAAGAAGACATTGCACGTTTCGAACAAATTAAAGTTGCAGAATCAGCTCGTGAAGCTGCAGCTGCTGTTCGAGCTGCTGGACGAACTACTGCACGCACTACAAAAGCAACTCGTGGGACAACCCGCTAGGAAATGCGTTCGCTGCTCTAAACCAGGGCAATTTGTCGTGAATTGGTGCGGCAATTGCAATGGAGCTTGTTGCGAAAAGCATCTTCGGTGGGATAGTGACACAAGTGAATGGCTTTGTACTAAGTGCTTTAAACTAAAGAAGACATTACAGAAAGCAAATGTAGAGTAGTGGCAACGCCTTATATAACACCCGAGATTCTTATCAATGCCCCAACAGGCATTTCATGGGAGACTATTCCTGATTTCAATTCAGACCCAGACGCACAACTTGCTGAGCAAACTAACATTTGTTGGCGTGCTACTCATTGGATTGACTCGTGGTGTAACCAACCGCTACGCGCTACTATTGACACAGAAGAAATTCTAGGGCCCAATTATCGGCTTACGGTAGACAACGCTGGGCTAGGTCGTTTCTTAACTTCTCGTTGGCCAGTTACAGAAATTATCAGCGGTCAATACACATCAGCGTGGATTGCTCCACCTCAATGGAATCAAATTCCATCTAACGCAATGTACGTTGAAAATGCTTTAAACTTTTCAGGCGGTATTTCAATTGAATCAGCTGCTGGACCATCTGCAATTATTATTGTGCCGGGTTATGTTTCATGGGCACAAGGCCGTAGAGGGTACCGAGTAAGCTTTAAGTATGTAAACGGTTGGGCCCACGCCGGGATTGTCTCTAATGTCAACATAGGTGACACTGAGATACAAGTAGATGATTGTACTGGTATGTTTGTTAATAGCCAAGGTAGAGGTCTTTGGATTTACGACGGTAACCAGACTGAATATGTGACTGTAGCATCTTCTTCTGTTGCTTCAGGCCCAGGAACTGTGACACTTACTTCACCAACTCTTTACGCGCACAGTGGAAATATTCAACAGCCAATTCTTATGTCTTCGCTTCCAGCGTCAGTACAAGAAGCTGCAATTCTTCATGCTACTTATCAAGCATTAACTCGAGGAGCTACTGCAACTACGGTGCAAAATATGCCAGGACTAATTGTAAGTCAAGGCACAGCTCAAACTCTTCTTAATGACGTAAAGGATATGCTAAAGCCTTATCGCCGAGTTCTCTAATGGGTCTAAACACTGTTCAACTTCTTGCAAAAAGTATTACCGATGGTATTGAAACTCCATTGTACAAAAGACCGTTGGTTGCGTACATTACTCCACCTAACCCTGGAAAACTTCCAGGCCCGGCTGCTTATATATGGGTGACAAGTGGAGTTAACGCTCGTCAGACAGCACCTCGCGGAGCAGGATTTCGTAAGACTATTTGGACAGTAAGTGTTTGGCTAATGAGCCCAGACACTGCGACAAACCCAGATGCAGATACTGCTTTTGGTTCTTTAATCGATGCAGTTGTACAAGCTTGGGTAACGGCTACAATGCCAGTGTCAATTGAAGACCCATTAACTAGTAGAACTACACAGATTATTTCATTAGGAGAGCAATTTACTATTGAGCAATCTCCTGTGCACGCTTTAGCTGACCAACGCTTATACTTGTACGAAGCACTAATTAGATTTACTGTAGAAGAAGTTCTTACACCATAATGAGCAGCGGTGACTGGGTTTTTGTAGATAAAAGCAATTTTTCTAAGATAAGTTTTAGTTGGAGTAAGACACAACGTAAAGTTGCTGCTGCAATTATTCCAATGATTCTTGAAAGATTAAAAGATAATGCGCCTGTGAGTCAAACGCATCCAGATGCCGGTAGATTCAAGAAATCTATTGGATTTAGAGTTGACTCGTCTCCTCTCTCTACAAAGATTAGTTTTGTATCTACCGCACCATACGCTAAATATGTTCTTTACCCGACTGCTGGCGGGACTTTAATTCAACCAAATAAAACAATGGCTCTCAGATGGCAAGGTGGATTTGGAGAGTATGTTTTTGCTACTTCTGTGGTTAGAGGAGCCACAAAAGGCAATGACTTTAATCAAAAAGTTGCTCATGAAGTACTTCCCTTTCTTATAAAAGCTTTTAAAGACTCAGTCATTTCTGTAGGCTTCAAATAGGATAGTATGTGGACATGGCTAAGTTACGCTACATCGGAAAAGTTGAGAAGACGCTTATTGACGTCGCTGCTCTAGTTCACGGCATCGTTATTGATGTTGAGGACACACTTGCAGATCGTCTTATGAAAAGTTTTCCTAATGAGTATGAAAAAGTATCAGACTCTACTTCACCGGTAAATGCTCCAACTCCATCAATTAACGACGCTACAAAGCAAGCTAAACCGACAAAGCCTGCTGAAACAGACGCAACAACTAACTAACAGGAGAGCTTTCTGCCTACAACAGTCGTAGAAAAGTATGGTTCATTATCAGCCGTAGGAGTAGCAAAGGAAACCACATTTGGTACTCCAGTTACACCTCAAACATTTGTCCCTTTTACAGACGCTACTCTAGAATCTGACCCAGGCTTATTTTTCCCACAAGTAATGATGGGAGTACGTGATGTTAACGTATTTGCACTTTACGGTGAGCGTAAAAATGCTGGTGACATCTCTGCTCCTTTATTTCCAAGCAACGGAATTGAACTTCTTGTTGCTGCAATTGGCACAGACGGTACACCTACTTCTTCAGGTTCGCAATACGTGCACACAATTTCTCCCGCTAATGCACTTCCTTCTCTTACAATTGAAAAGAACATTGGTGGATACCAATCACTTCAATTTCCAGGCTCTAAGATTGATAAATACACATTAAAGCTTGGAGCAAGTGACACTGAAGCAGAATTCACGGCTAGTGTTATTTCAAAGTCTGTTGCTGTGCTTGACACGCCAAGTACACCAATTTCTATCACTAATGAGTCGCCTTTTGTTTTTGCTGAAGCAACTCTTTCGTTGTTTGGGACAACAGTTAGTCAAGTATCAAACATCTCTCTTGACATTGAAAATGGTTTAAAGCCTACTTACACATTCAATGGCTCACACGACTTGCAGTTCCTTACTCCAGTAACTCGTAAGATTTCTGGTCAAATGGACGTTGTATTTGACAGTCTTGATGATGATACTTGGGGCTACTTCACAAAGATGCAAAATCAAACTCAAGGTGCATTGAGCTTCACACTTGCTCACCCGTCTGGGGCAAGTATTGTTATTACACTTAATCAGATTAACATCTCTAAATACGCAGACGCTCTAAAGCTTGAAGACGTTGTTATGTCAACTCTTGACTTTGAAGCTTCATACTCTCTGACAAGTTCTCCACCTGCATCAATTGGTGCTGTGATTACAAACTCAGTTTCAACCCAATACTAGGACATTAGACCGTAAGGATACAAGATGGCAGGATTTCTTTCATTATTTAACGAACCAGAACGAGTAGTAGTAGCAGACGGATTCTGGGTAGACATTAAAAAAGCATTGACGGCAGAGGACTACGAAGCTGCACAGCGCGCACTTCTCGGTCGCATGACAATGACTGGCGACGGACTACGTGCTGAGCCTGACACGATTGCGTACCAACATGAACTCGTTTACCGCTCTATCATCGACTGGAATCTTACAGATGAGGACGGAGAAAAACTCCCTCTTACGCCTGAAGCCAGTAAGCACAAAGCAATTCGTAGACTTCCCCAATCAGTTTTTGTTGACCTTTACAACCGAGTTAATGAAGCGTCTACGCCTCGCTCTGGTGAAGCTGAAATGCGATTTCGTTCTGGCAGTGAGGTCAGCAATTCAGGGCGGGAAAGTGACGACGGAGTATCCGTCACTCAATAAGTTTTTAATTGAAAGTGCGATCTACGAACAAGTAGGTCTTAACTTTGAAGACTTAAAGAATCGTCCCCTTCAAGAAGTGGTAGATTACGTTACAATAGTGAATCTTATTACAAATGAGAAAGCACGTCAACAAGCTAAAGCAGAAGCTCAAGCTAATAATGGTAAGGCTCGATACTAATGGCAATGTTCGGTGAAGACCTTACGATGCTTCTTGGCATCGAGCTTTATCAAAAAGGGTTCGAAAAAATAGAGCAACTCAATGGAATGCTTTCGCAAACTAGAGAAAGTTTTGGCATAACTGGTGACGCAGCTAACAATTTTCAAGCAAAATTAGACGAAGCTTTCACGGGCCCTGAAGCTGCTGCAACAATTCTTAAAGGGAAAATCCAAGAAGTAAGTCTTGCAACAACTCAAGTAGCTGCTTCATTTGAAGAAATGTCTGTGAGAGTTGCAGCGGCAAATGAAGCAGATATTGCTTCAATGCAAGCAGCAGCTGCTGCAACTGAGCAATATCAAATTGCAGTACAAAGATTAGCTGTTGCTCAAAGAGCAGAAAAAGATGCAGCTGCTTCTAAAGCTCTTGCCGAAAAAAGTGCGGCTACAAGTGAAGAAATGCAAGCGGCTGGATTAAACGCTACTAAATACGGCGCAGCTTTAGACACTGTAGGTAAACAAGCAGCTATTGTTACTGTTGCTTTAGGCGCAGTAGCGATTACTTCTGCTGAAGCGGCTGCAAAGTTTAATCTGCAAACAGTAGCTGTTGCAAATAACGCAAATATTTCAGAAGAAGCAGCTCAAAAAATAACTAACGGCTTTATCACTATGTCTGAGTCTTCAAAGTTTACGGCTACTGATATTGCAACTTCTTACTCTAAAGTAGCAGGTCAACTTGGTCAAATTACAGGTCAAGCTCTTACAACAAAGCAAGCAATGGAATTTATGTCTGTTGCTCAAGAAGGAGCTGCTGCATCTGGTCAATCTCTTTCTACTGTCACAGGCAGTCTTGCTAAAATTATGCAGCAACTTAAAATTCCTGTGTCTCAAGCAGGTGATGCAGAAGCTGCTCTTTACAACTATAGTCGACTTACTGGTCAATCCATCGGTCAAGTCACAACTCGCATATCAATGGCAATTGGTACACTTGGTATTTACGCTCCAAGCATTCAAGATGTTACTTCTCTTATGCTTGACTTTACTAATCACCACGTAAATGCACGTAAAGCTTCGATGCTTCTAAACTCAGCAATGAATACATTGCTAAAAACTGGTAAAGCAACAGTACCGACAATGGCTGAACTAAACACAGCAGCTCAAGCGTTGCCAGCAAGCATTAAACCGTATGCTCAAGCTCTTATGACGGGCAAAATAAGTCTTGCGCAATACTCAGCAGAAGTAAAAAACCTAAAAGGAAATCTTTCAACTACTGCTGATGCAGGGTACTTAGAAAGTTTCCAAAAGATGGTTGTACAAGCTCAAGGTAGTGCTAAAACACTAAACGCTCTTAAACTTACTCCAGTTCAAGAAGAACTCTCTAAACTTGGTGTCAATACATTTGACGCTTCAGGTAAGTTTGTTGGATTTAAGAGTATTATTGAGCAAGTAGCTCCTAAACTAGAAGCTATGAAAACTGAGCAAGAAAGAGTGAATGCCGCAAGCATTCTCTTTGGTAGTAACTATAAGCAGATTCTACCGACAATTCTTGCCGGCAAAAACGGAATTGACGCAGCAACAAAGTCAATTAGTGACCACGCTGCAATGCAAAAAGCTGCTGAAGCTGCTCAAAATACTTATGAAGCTAATATGCAAAAAGTTAAGAACACTATTAAAGCTCTTCAACTTACAATCGGCAACGCATTTATGCCGGTAATGGAAAAGTTAATGCATCTTTTCATTGTCATAATTAAGCCAGTTGTTGACTTTATGCAAAAGCACATGGACATTGCAGTTGCTATTGGCGTAGCAATCGGCTCAATTACTTCAATTATTACAGCGCTTTGGGCAATGCATAAAGTAATGGGCGTTGTCAGCACAGCAATGACAACATATAAAAAGATTATTGGCCCAATGTCTGACTTAGTCAAAAAAGTAGTTGCAAGTATTATGGAAATGACGGGAGCTCAAGAAGCAGAAGCAGCAGCTTCAGTTGAAGCAGGAGTAGCTGCAGACGGCGCAGCAGTTGGAATCTGGGCAATGACTTGGCCTATTCTTGCAGTTATTGCAGCAATTGCTCTTCTTGCGGTAGCAGTGTATGAAATAGTTAAGAACTGGGATACTATCTGGACAGACATAAAGAATTTCACTAAAGCAGCCGGCGATTTTATTGGTAAAATAATTGGAGACATTGTTGGCTTCTTTGCAGAACTACCTGGCCAAATCTGGGACGCTATTTCAGGTTTAGGCGCTACACTTTTTAAGTGGGGCGGAGACATTATCAATGACATAGTTTCAGGCGCAACAAGTGGCGCAAAATCTCTTTGGAATTTCTTTAGTTCACTACCTGGAGCTCTTTTACATCTTCTTAGCAGCATGGGAAGTAGCATGCTTAACTTTGGAGAAAACATAATTCAATCTTTAATGAATGGCATTGAAAATCTAGTGCCAAAACTGTATGACAAAATTAAGAGTGTAATTAGCAAAATACCTATTATTGGTCCAATGCTAGTTAAAGGAATGGACATGGCTACTAGTGTTCTTCACGGCGTAACTTCAGCAATTGGCAGTATTTTTAGTGGAGTTTTCCATAGTGGAGGTACAGTGCCGGGTGCTACTGGGCAGCAATCTTTTGCTTTAGTTCAAGGTGGAGAAACTGTTCTTACTCAACAGCAAATGTCAGCTCTTACAAGTAGTCGTTTTGTAGTTGGTAATCGAGGCGGAAGTGGAAACAATGTGGTTGTTAATGTGCACGTAAATGGCGCTGTGTACGGCTCACTAAATGACTTCCAAAACTCACTTGGTCGACACCTTACAACTACTATTCTTCCGCAAGCTGGAGTAGTGCTGCCTCACTAATGACTCAAATTCTTGCACCTCAACTGTCTTGCTACATTACTCCACCTAATCAACCAACGGTTGACTATAGCAATTACTTAGTGTACAGTGGAGGAAGAGGATCGATTAGCGTCACTCAAAACTTTGGTCGTCAAGGTGACACTGCAACTTTGAATCTTATGGACGCAAACTACTCAAGTGGCAATCCTCCTAATCTTATAGTTCACCCAACTTACATTATGCCTGCATTTTCTACCGTAAAGATTATTGACCAAAGCGCACTTGCGTATTACGGGTCTGATGATACTGCAACTATATTTGCAGGGTACATCCAAAATCCTTCAGTGTACTTCAACTCTCCTACAGAGATTGAATGGGTGCTTTCTTGCGTTGACTACGCTGGATATATGAATGCTTCTATTGTTCAATGTTTATTTGAAGGTATCCCAATGGGAAATGCTATTGTTGACTTAGTTGAAAAGTCAAACTGCGGTATAAAAGCAGAACTTGTTTCTAACGGTGGATTTGTAGAACAAGGACCTAACTTACCTAGAACAATTGTGCATTACGGAAACTTAACTAGTGCGCTACAAAAGATATCTAAAATGTCTTCTGCGCAAAGTGCTTACGGTTGGTACGTAGACAGTCAATTAAATCTTCACTACTTTAACCGTCAAACTGCAACCGATTCTGGGGTAACAGTAACTGATTCGCCTACACAAAGCGGGCTCTTATCGTACACTGAGTGTCACATAGACCAAACACAAGGTGTTCAATACGACTATGACGGCACTTCAGTTTACAATCGTGCTTTAGTTGTAGGTAAAACTCAAACTATTTCTGCAAACGTTAAGAAAGCTCCAACAGACAGTTTTACAGCTGATGGAAACACTTCTTCATGGGATCTTACTCATGTGCCTATTTCTTCAAGTAGCGTGCAATCTGCAACTTCAACACACCCACTGCCTTGGCTAACTGTCAATGGAATTGGTCAAACAGTTTCAGTTTATGATGGCACTTCTGCTGTGACAACACCATGGACTATTAAGCAAAACAACAATGGGTCATGGTCACTTATTGTGACTTCAGGTATTGGTTCAATCCCTAATGCTGGAACAGCTCTTAAGCTTTGGTACAACTTTAAAAGAACAATCACTGCGCAAGCAGACTTAAAGCAATCACAACAATCTATTGGCGGACCAAACAATGGCATATTTGCTACAGTAGTTAATCAAACATCTATTGATACTACTGCATCTGCGTATCAACGTGCTACACGAGAACTTGCAGAATACGGACACGCCCAAGAAAAAATTACTTTTACCACTTCTCCTGAATGGATTGGCATTTGGAGGGCTGGAGACACATTTATATTAGATAGCCAATTTCTTTTAGACTCACAAAGAAACTTTGCGCCAGGTCTAAACGCTAAGTTTATGATTACGCAGCAATCCGTTTCAGTTATTAGCGGTGGTTTTCGTCAATGGCAAGTTAGCGCAGTGAGAGTAGAATAATGCCAACACTTACTAATATTTCTGCAACTCTTTCAGTGACATTCTCTAGTAGCGGCTTTAATGCGCTACAGCCAACTTCTCCATTGCAATACTATACACCAGCTACTGGACAACGTGCTTACACATTAGCTGATGCTCTTGGCGCATTAAACGACCAGATAAACTCAAACACAGACCCAACGTCTACAGGTGCAGACTCACCTGATGTTCTTTACACTTTTCAGACTGCCTCTGACGGTATGATTGTAATAGACAATATTACAATTACAGGTAGTTCAAATAAATCGATATGGGATAATGGGTTTACCTATTTACAAGGTGCATGGCAATGAAAACAGGACTAGAGTTCCACGGAAAACTAATCATAGAAACATTTCAAGACGCTTCGCTAATCAAGAAATACGAAGCTGACAACACTATTTGCATAGCTGGTCTTTCTGACGTTGCTGCTGCTATTTCTTACTTAGGAGTTCAAGATATTGCTGCAGACATTGGCACTTCTTCAGTAATTATTACACCTATTTACGGTGCTATTGGCATAGGAAATGTTATTGCAACTCCTCCTGCAATTACAGACACTCAACTTCTTTCAGAGATTTCTCGCTCTACAGCTTCTGCATCTGGTTACTCACCTGCAATTGGCTCAAATCCTGCTCAAGCTATTTGGCAGTTTGAGTTTCCAATTAACAACTCAGGTACTGATTATGTTCTTACTGAAGCTGGGGTGTTTGTTTTAGCTAATNCAGATACAAACTCTGGCGATATGTTTGACCACGCTGCTTTTGTCCCNACAATAACTTGGGCTGCAGGACAAAGTCTTATTCTTTCTCTTCAACTTTCTCTCTATGCGGTGGCTTGGTAATGACTTCTCCAACTTGGGCAGCAGCAACTCCTGGACAAGCAACTTTATCTGGGCAAGTAAATCAGTTTCTTTCGACGCATACTGCTTCATTTATCTACCAAGGCACAGCAATTAACTCAGTCACGGCTGGGTCTTCTTCTGATGCTTTAGGAGCTAATGGACAACTTGCTTTTCGTTTTAGCTCTGGAAGCGTTGCAAGTGCGTTAAATCTAAGTCGTGTCTCTCTTGCACTAGGCGCAACTAATGCTGGATGCGATGTGTACATGACTCTTCAAGGAGACACAGGTGGAGGCCCTGACGGCAACATTCTTGCTTCTTGCTACATACCAGCAGAATGGCTATTGTCTGGTCAGCAAAGTTCAATTCCTTCGTATGGCTTTCCTCTTGTCTACTCAATGTCTTCATTGAGTTACTACAACATTGTTCTTTCTCCTGTACCTACTGCAACTTCACTTGCTTCAGGAGTAAACGATGTAGTGCTTACTCGTTCTACAGCTACAACTGGAGCTTACGTTTATAACGGTACTTCATGGGCTGCAAAGTCTTACGGATATTCGATTCAACTGTATTCAACGTTACAAAGTGCCACCACAGCAAGTACTCAAAATCTTACAAATGTGTACGAAGACAATGGAGCGTTACATAAAAGATACCAGTATAACGGTAGCAATTTAATTTCTGTCGCCCAAGAGTGGGCTGCAAAATATGCAACTGCTCCACTAAACATTCTTTGTAGAGATGACGCAAGTTTTGAGTCAAGCATCGGCACATTTACTGCAACTAACGCTTCAATAGCTACGTCTACAACTTATGCTTATGATGGAACTCATTCTGCTAGGCTCACGGTAACAGGCACTCCATCATCAACTTCAATGGCAACAACCACGTACAACCCAACTAATGGAGTGCAATACATTTTAGCAACTCCTGGTGTTAACTACTCAGCAGTTGCTTACGTTGCGCCAAGTTCTACTCTTCGTAATATTCGTATAGACATTAAATGGTATACAGGTAATGCAACTCCAGTTTTTATTTCTACTTCACAAGGCACGGCTGTAGCTCAAACTGCTGCTGGAACTTTTACGCCTACGTATCTTGTGAGTGCTACTGCTCCTGCAAACACTGTTCTTGCTCAAGTTGTAGTTACTATTCTTCCTTCATCCGGCACTCTTTCCACTGGAGAGATTCACTACATTGACGCAATTGGTGTCTTTGAAAATGCTAACACTGTTTGGTCATACCCAGGACTAGGGATTTCTTCAACAAAGACACTTTCATACAACTCAGCAAACTCACCTAGCTCGGCGGCGTAATGCCTAAGACAAATACTTGGCACTCAGTCTCACAGACGAGCTTAATGAGTTCATCTGATATTAACCAACAACTTTCTGTTCACTCTTCTACAAGCTCATACTCTGACGGTACAATACAAAATCTAAGCGTATCCGGAGCCCCTAAAGTCACTTTTGGTGGGTCCTATGGTTCTACTTCTTCTTTAGGTTGGGAGTCTGTAGATGGAAAAAATGTTTTTGCTATAGCTCAAGCTATTGATGGCACTACTTTATTCAGCGGCTCACGTATTCGTTTGCCGATTTCTTTTTATCAGTATGCAACGTATGAAATTAACTCAGGCACTAATTTTTCTTCTGCTTGTGATATTACAGTTTCATTGCAAGGTGCGCAATCCATTGGTGGCACTTACTACCCAGACGGTAATAGTTCTTTCTCGCTGGAAATCACAAAAGAAGTTATAAATGCTTTACAATCAAGTAGTTGGGATGACGGAAATGAATTAGTTGCTAGTGACTTTTACACATTAGCTAACTCACTAATTCCTTCAAGCACTCTTGCAACTTCTACAACTGCTAGTTACGCAATCACAACTTCTTTTGCAGCGTCAATAGCTGTCTTAGACATATCAAATTTTGTAAGTACTGGTGGGGAGTTTGTTTTAACTTCAGGGGTAAATGTAGTAACTCTTTCATACACAGGAATTGATGCTACAAATAGTTTGCTACTTGGTTGCGCATTTGAATATGGAGTAACAGGCACATATCCAATTGGTTCATCAATTACTATTATTTCTGCAGCTACAACGCAATATGTAAACGCAGAAACTTATGTTGTTGTGACTAATACTCAAACTTCATCTAATGGAAATAACGCAGTTTACTTTGCTCAATATTTAACAGGAGAAATTGGTCAATGGTCTACCGGCTCTTCTTTACCAGAAGACAATGTAGCTATTACATTTGCTCCTTCATCAGGGACTCTTTATGCAATTGGGCCCAGTGGAGCAGTGTATGCAGCAAGTTTTCCACAAGACGGCACAATGGGAACTTGGAGCGCAGTTTCTCTTTCTATAACTATAGGTTCTACTTTACAAGCATTTGCTTTACCTTCTTACAATCTTAGCAGTTCTGACGCTTGCCCGACTATTTCTGTGTACACAGTAAACTCTACAGACTATGTGTTTATTTTAGGCGGAATAACTAATGGAGTACAGCAATACAATGGGTGGTATTTTCAACTCGATGAAAATGGAAGTGCTTTACCAGTAATTTCAACAACTACTCTCCCATTTGCTACTAGCAACGGTACTTCATATCAGCAAGCAAGCATCTTTAGTTTTTTTGCGAACAATTGCATTTACGCAAGAGACACAACAAGTATTTTCTACTTAACTCTTTACAGCCTAAATTGTTGGATAGATAATACAGGAGTGTTTAATACTGGGCAATGGGTTTGCGTTGTCTCTCAATACGCAAACTCTTTATACGCTGATATAGAAGAAGACGGTGCAGATAACGGTGCAGATGACTATCAAACAATTCTTGGAGTTGCCTACGGAAACGTAATTACTAATACTTCTATTATTTCTCTTACTCCAGAAGGGTATGGAGTAAGCGATAATTTCACTTCTATTCCAGCATTTTTTAATGGAGTAAACGCATATGATGCCATCGGAAACTCTATAGTATTTGAGAATGACGACGGAACAGCTACTCTTCTTTCTAATTACAATTACGGGTGTTGGTTGTATCCAACTACTTGGCTCGATATCCCAATTTCTTCTTCTGCATCTGGTAAGTTTCTTGTGATTACTNCAACAGGAACTGCGCGCACAAACTTTGGCGTAAATGTAGCTCTACAAGATACTCGCGTGTACAATNGTGGTGNAAATGAATCTGCCAATCTTTACTACACATTCCCACAAGCAGTTGTCTTAACTCAAAACGGTTGGCAAACTATTCAAACATACACAGGTCTTTCTGGTAATGCTTACTCAATGCTTAGATTTTCTTTGTATTCCCAAGCAAGTCAGCAATTCCCTAACTTCATTGGATTCTTAGAAGAAAACACAACTCGCTGGTCTACTTTAAAGTACAACTTACCTAATAGTCTTCTTCTTTACGCTACTGATGTAACTTATGACACGGCTGGAGTCAATAACACTTCTTCCATCACTGTGTTGCAATATGATGGATTAGGTGGTACAAATAACCAGCCAAATGCCATTTTAAGTACCGCTTTGGAGATTGCTTAATGGATACACGTCTACTGTATTTAAGTGCTAAGAACACGGTCACAGGCACCCCTCTTGCACGCGTGCATGTCACATCTCCTCAACTTATTGCTACTAATACTTCAGGAACAATTACACCGACGTGGAACGCTACAGACTACTCAATTAACGGTGCTACAGTCGGTTCAACTTACATCACAGTGCCAAACAAAGGGTACTATCTTGTGCAATCTCTTATCACGTTTAGCTCAAGCACAAGTTCAACTTATTCAGGGCCTACGTCTAGTTCTTTTGGTAGAGTAGATATTACAGTGAATGGCACTGTAGTAAGTAGCGGGACAGCAATTGCGCAATCAACTTCAAGTTCAATTTACACAAGTCTTTCTTCAGACATTGTGTACGCGACTCAAGGCTCAAGTATTTCTGTCAAAGTTTACGGATTGTCTTCAAGCTCTATTTATGTCTGGGCTGCTGGAACTGGTGATACTGTTTCTTCTTATTTGTCACTATCATTTGTGGCGGCTTAAAGGTTAGCATGGACGCAGAACTTTCTTACTTATTCTCTAATGAGACTCAACTTGACATTCCTGCTGCAAAAGTAGCATTATCTTCTTCTCAACTAATTTCTAATAGCGCTACAAATATTGGGATTGCAAGCATTACAGCGTCAGACAGTTCTTCTACTGCTACTGTCACAACTTCTGCTACTCACGGTCTTTTGTCTGGAGAAGTAGTGACTATTGCAAACAACACCACTACAGCGCCAATAGCAACTGTAATTGGGGATGGTTCTGTAGCTACAGTCACTACTTCTTCTCCGCACACTTTGATTAACGGTCAATCTGTGACAATCGCTGGAAATACAATATCAACATCTAACGCTACAATTACTAGTCAAGGTGGGACAGCTACTGTAGTGACTACAACTCAACACGGTTTAATTACTGGAAGCACAATTGCTGTCAGTTATCCTGACCAAGTAACTGGAGCCGCCGGTAATCTTTACTCTGGTATTTCTTCTATCTTAGGCTCAGGCACTACTGCAACTGTAGCTACAACAGCCCCTCACGGATTTGCTACTGGCGCAAGTGTATATGTTTCAACTACAACAGGCACAGGAGGTATTGGAAATATTCTTCCTAATACTCCAACTTCTGGCACTGCAACAGTATACACTTCTTCTGTTCCTTCAACTGCTCAAACTGTAACTATTGCTGGCACTACAGTAGCAGGGACAAGTCTGTATCAATGGCCTGGAGCTCCTACAATTTATACTCCACAAATTACTACACCAAGCAATACAGGGACTCAAACTGCAACTGCTGTGTTGAATGTAGGAACTTTACCATACGGTATTTCAACAGGAAATCAAGTCACAATCTCAGGTGTCAGAGTAAGTGGAAATCTTTCGGAAATTTCTGGTTTTGGCACTGCAAGCAATGTGTATATGTCTTCAGACCATGCTCTTATAGCTGGTGGAACAATTACAATTAGTGGAATCACTGGAGCAAACTCTATTTTTAATGGGACATTTACAATCTCGCAAGTTTTAAGCTCTACAGTTATTCAAGTTCAAACATCTTTTTCTTCTTTTGCTTCATTTTTAACTAGCGCTTCTTGGAACTCTAGTTCTTGTGGCTACAACAACACTTGGACTATTACCGGCACAGGAACAAAAACTATTGCAAGTGTTTCATATGCAACATTTAGTTTTTCAACAACTATTTATTCAAGAAGTTCTAGCCATCCTACTTACTCAAATACAGGACTTGCGCAATATAATGGTTCTCCATATAACGGTTCATTTACTGCTACTCCTGTCGATGGTAGTTCATTTACTATTACTTCTAACGCTACAGTTAATGCTGCGGGCGGTACATGGTCCACAAGCGCTGCATTCAATGGCGGACCATACTCAGTCACTGTAATAGACTATCAATCTTTTACTTTTGCAAGCTCTAGCACAGGTTACAACACTGGAGGTCAAGTCTGGGGTTCACCTAGTCTTAACACAGCATCTGCAAGTATTACATACCAAGATGCATTTACTTTTCAGTATCCAACTTCCACTGACACAGGTGGAAATGCGATACCTGGATTTACTATAAGCGGTTCTTCTGGTTTTTGCGGAACTCACTCTGCGATTACTTACATTGATGGATACAACTTTTCGTATACTGACAATACTTACGGTGTTCCGATTGCAACTATTGCAGGAGGAACTACAACCGGAGCTTCTGGATTTAACACAACTAACGCTACTGTTCTTACTGTACCAACAACAAGTTCTTTCACTTATTCAAACAATAGCGCAGGGACTGATCTCCCATATGTGTTTGGTACGTCTTCTGCAAGTGGTACAGTAACTACTTATGATTCTTCGTACACAGGTTTAACTACTGCGCAAATTAGTTGGAGTCAACCTTCTGTCTTTTCTATTAATGGAATGGCTGCAACTGGTAGAGGAATCACAGTGCCAAAGAATGGTTGGTACAAAATTATTGCAAGAGTAGAGCTTAGTTCTACAGCTACTTCAAGCTATGGTAATGTGCCTTCAGGAGCTTACTCTTATATAGACATTTATGTTAATGGAGCTTTACAAGCTCGTAGTAATGAAATTAACCAGCAATCTACTGCACTCGAGTACGGTCTATTAGTTTCAGACACAGTGTATGTGCAAAAGAATCAATTGATTAGTGCTAATGTAACTTCATTTTCAGTACTAAACAGTGGGCAGATTTATGCTTGGGGTTTTACAGATAATAGTTTGACATATCTTTCAGCCGTGTTTGTGAGTGCATAATGGAATCAGATTTTTTCTACTTATTAACTAAAAAGCCAAAGCCAGCGCAAGCACTTGCTCGAGTAGCTTACACTTCTTCTACTGCTATTTCAGGAGCTACTATTGTTCCTTGGAACCAAAACACTTTAGTGCAAGGTGGAGTGACTGCTTCATCTGCTGGAATTATAGTTCCAACTACTGGTTATTACAAAGTGTCTGGTGCAATTACATTTAGTTCTTCTGCTGTCACGCCTTATGTAGCGCCAGGAGCTAATGCATATGGGTATGCTCAAATAGTTGCTGCAAGCACAGTAGTTGCAAAAGGAACTACAGTGAAAATAGTTTCGACTACTACAGCTTACACAAGTCAAGTTTCAGATATTGTTTATGCATCTGCTGGAGCGACAATTACTTTATCAGCTATAAGTTCTGCGGGGTTGTACATTTGGGGAGTGCAAGACCAAGCAGCAGTTACAGGAAACTTTATGACGTATCTATCGGTCTTTTACTTAGGAGATTAAGTTGACAAGTCTACCGAAGACAAGCACGCCAAAATTAGTATTGCAATCTACTGGTAGAGGAGACGGCTCAGTTTGGGTCCCTTCAAGTGCTATTACTGGAAGTGGCGGCTCACAAGGCCCACAAGGCTATCAAGGAAATCAAGGCTATCAAGGCTACCAAGGGTATCAAGGAAACCAAGGAAACCAAGGAGCAAATGGTTCTTCGTATTCCGGCTTAAGTACAACCGTCTTAACGCTTCAAACTGGCGGTGGACTATTAACTACTAACACTAATCTTTCATTTGTGCCAGGTCAAACTGTTGCAATTACGTATACAAGTGGCGCTTACATGCTTGCAACTGTCACATTTTATTCGAGTAGTACGGGCCAAATGAACTTCACTGTGCCTACAACTCCTGGAAGCGTAGTCGGTTCTGGTACTTACAATGTTTGGAACATCAATCTAGCGGGCGCAATTGGAGCACAAGGCTATCAAGGAAATCAAGGCTATCAAGGAAATCAAGGGTATCAAGGTTATCAAGGAACTGCAATAGCCAACCAAGCTTGGGCTATCACTAACCAAAATCCTGGACTTGCATTAACAGCATCAGCAACAGTAGCTCCTAGCAACTGGACAATTACCGTGTCTGGTTTTTCGTATTACCTCATTAGAATTTCTGCTACAGTAAGAATGACTACAGCCACTGCAGGAACTTGCAGTATTGGAATACAAGCTAATGGTTCCGGGTCTGGGATTGCAACTTCTGGTGTTACTTATGGCGCACTCAATGCTCAATCCGTAACAGTAGTCGGCTCATACTTGCTTGGGCCGGTATCAGGAAGTCAAATTATTCAAGGCACAGTTACTCCAGGCGCTTCAACTGGAGTTTTTTATAATGGCAGCATGGGTATTGAAGGAATTTCTTAACCAACTTATGATAAAGTATTTTCTATGGGAATAGAAAACTTAACTGTAATCACATGTGATGGATGCAAAGAAAAAATAAATAGTGATGCAAGTTACATTTATTTGCAATCTGCAAACTACGTCCAATCTGCGCCATATTTCAATGGGACAATTGTTGTTTGCAACAATAACTGTCTAAAAACTTTTGCAAACTCACTTTCTTAGGAGAAACAATGACTGATGTTCGTTCAAATATTGTAGCATGGGCTAAATGGGCTGCTGCTAACCATGACAAGTTTAACTACACCGAAGGGCCACTACGCATGAGTGGCATTGATAAGCCTGGAGTACTGCCAGTCAACGCTGACTGCTCAGCCTTCGTAACCCTTTGCTACAACTGGGCTGGCGCTTCTGATCCAAATGCTCAGAGCTACAACCACACTGGCTACACCGGAACCCTGCTTGCACACGGAACCAAGATTGCTCTAAACCAAGTTCAGCCAGGCGACGTA